TGTATCAGCCAGAATATTCAAAGAGTGGAGAGACAGAGTAACTGCTGATGATGTATACCAGACTATGAGAAAAGAATGGAGATTAAATGAGTCCCTTTGATTTTGTAAAACAGATACTACAAGGTAAGAAGCAACTTATCGTTGATGATATTACAGAAAAAGAATATGTGCCATTTCTGGTGAATCGCTCATTGAGTTACCATAAAGATTGTGTGCTCTTTGCAAATGAGATAAACCAGAGGCATTTCATAGACAAAAAGATGCAGAATGACTTTTTACTAAATACAGTTAGATCACAAAGAAGAACTTTTGCTAAGTGGTTAAAACCGGAGAAACGTGAGAATGTGGACTATATAAAGATTCTTTATAATATGTCAGAGGCAAAAGCACAAGAAGCTCTCAGAATACTCCCAAAAGAACAACTAAAAGAACTAAAAGAAAGGGCCGACACCGGAGGCACTAAGAAATAAGATGGTAGACTTAACGAATTTTATAGAAGTTACACTCGATGAACAGGACGATTTCCTGAAGGTAAGAGAAACGCTTACAAGAATTGGTGTATCTTCCAGAAAAGAAAAAGTATTGTATCAATCCTGCCACATATTACATAAGCAGGGAAAATATTACATTGTACATTTTAAAGAATTGTTTGCACTAGATGGTAAGCCATCTAATATATCAGAGAATGATATACAAAGAAGAAATGCAATAGCTAAATTATTGGAGGAGTGGGGACTGCTCAAGGTTGCTAATATGGACCGAATTGGTAATAATGTTGCCCCATTACACCAGATTAAGATTATATCTTTCAAGGAGAAAGATGACTGGGATTTAGTGGCGAAATACAACATCGGAAAGAAAGCCGAAGAGGTTTCGTAACTAAATAAAAAGTGTCGCCAAATGGGACACAATTGTTTAACTTGCTTAAAAGGAGATTTAAAATGGTAGAGTTCGCTTTCGGGCCACACTTGGCTCATTCTACACTCGGTTTTGAAAGAATATTTAACGACTTGGATAAAGTGTTAAATGACCGACAACAACAATCAACATTTCCACCACACAACATACTCAAGGTTGACAAAGATCATTATGTCGTTGAGCTTGCTGTTGCTGGTTTTGGTAAAGATGAGATTGACATTACAGTAGAAGATAACGTCCTTATCATTAAGGGTGCGAAGAAAGAGAAAGACGTTGAAGGTGTTGAATATATCCACAAGGGTATAGGCACACGTTCATTTACTAAAACTCTTACAGTAGCTGATACTTTAGAAGTAAAGGGTGCTGAATTTAATAATGGTATTTTAAGGGTTGGTCTTGTGAATGTTGTACCTGATCACAAGAAGCCAAGAAAGATTGAAATTGGTAAAGACCTGAATTTACTTGAGCCAAAACTTTTACAAGAAGAAGCTGAGTAAGGGGTGGGGCTTTATGCCTCACCTTTTTTTGGAGATTATATTATGCTAACAAGAAAACCAAATGAAAATTATAAGATGTCTAAATTAGGTAAGACATTTCTTGCCAATTTAGATGGTGAAAAAAGAACACTATATAAACAAATGATTATACAAGCCGACAATAGTTATGGTATTGAACGTAAAAAGAAGAAAGAAACTAAGTGAGTGCTTGTTTATTTCCACATTTTCATAAACCTTTTCCATATAACCAAAACTCAACTTGGATAAAACCTTGTTATGTTGATGATGTAGAGATAGGCAACAACTCAATTTACATTGATTGGATTTTTGATGACTTGTACCAATACTATGAGGCAGAAGGTGTTTCAAAAGAGGACTTTCTAAGAGCCTTTGGTCAACAAGCGACAGAGTATTACCTTTTAAAAAACACACCAGATTATGTTGATTACATTGGTTGTGTAACATACAGACGTATGCTTTGTTTTAGACCAGAGATACCGGTTTATGAGAATCAAATTAATATGCCAGCAAGTGAGGCTGTAAAACTCGGCACGGAAGAAGAACTAAAAACTTTGATTCACTATATGCACTTCAATGAGGTCATCACAAATCGTTCAACTTTTCTACGAGGTTCAGTATCACAACAATATCTTGAATCACAACCACCGGAATATTGGTGGTTATTTCATAAGGCAATTCAAGATTTATTTCCACACTACGACAAATATTCTTTACATTGGTTTGATGAGAGTGTCATACCATTTACAACAAACTATTTTTTTAGAAAAGAATTGTTTTTAAGATATGCTTCAGAACTCTTCCAAATACTTGAATACATATACCAGAATTGTTCTAAAGTTTATCCAACTAAACAACCAGGTGACCAATTCTCAGAGCCTTTGCCTTGGAGATACCCTGGATTTATTGGTGAAAGATTTTTAGGATTTTTTATTAATGCAAACAAATTAAATAAATTAGAAGTACCATTAATATTTTTACAATAGGAGAAACAATGAAGTTATCAAATAATTTTTCGTTGAAAGAATTGACCAAGAGTCAAACAGCAACAAGAAGAGGTATTGATAATGATCCAGGTGAAGAAGAACAAGCTAATTTACAACAACTATGTGAACAGGTCTTACAAAAAGTAAGAGACCATTTTGGTAAACCAGTTATAGTAACATCTGGTTACAGAAGTCCAGAACTGAACAAAGCAATCGGTGGTTCCACATCATCAGACCATTGCAAAGGTATGGCAGCTGATATAGAAATCGCCGGTGTACCAAATCACGAACTTGCTGAATGGATAAAAGACAACTGTGAGTTCAGACAATTAATACTTGAGTTCTATACACCAGGCATACCTGATTCTGGTTGGGTTCATGTATCATATGATTATGAAGAGAACGAAAAGAAAGTAATGACCGCTATGAAAGAAAATGGGAAAACTGTTTATAAGGTAGGCCTCATTGCATAGTGGACTTCAGAGATGATGATGAGGTTTGGCAACAAATACCTTGGAAACATTTGTGGGTTTATGACAAGTTAATACTTTCAAAAAAGTTAGGTTACCTTTGTGGCCCATCTGGTATTACTGTGCCATACGCAGATGAATATGTGGTAAGACCAATTACAAATCTACAAATGATGAGTGTTGGTGCTAGTATACAACGGTTAGAACCTGGCGATCATGTAGAACCAGGATATTTTTGGTGTCAAAAGTTCACAGGTGAACATATTACAGTAGACTATTTTTATGGCAAACAAGAAACAACAGCGAAAGGATTCCCCAGGGAAGGCAGACTAGATCGTTTTGATAAATGGGAACTCATTGATAGAGAGATACCATTTCCAGAAAAGCTTGGTCTGTTATGGAACTGGATGCCTTGGATTAATATTGAGATGATTGGTGGTAATGTGATAGAGGTACATTTTCGGTATAATGATGATTTTAGAAATCATAACGGCAAAGTGATTTATCCAGTATGGAAAGATGAAGATTTGCCCCAACCTGAAGGTTCAATATGGTATAATAGTCCTTGTCAAGATAGATTAGGATTTTGGGTGATAGAATGAAAAAAAGCAAAGAACTTATGGACAACATTACATACAAAATTAGAAATAGAGATGAAATCTCTGAGCAGTTAGTTTACATCAAAGTATTAACAAGTGAAGCCGAAAGGCTTAGAAAATTTATTAATAAACAAGAAGCGAAAGGTATACATGGGCTCGGCCACCTCAAGACAACGGCAGGTGTGTTAGAAGAGAGGGTTGAGGTTTTGAAACAAAAGTTGTATAATGTAGATTTAGGAGATTTACTATGAGAAAGAAGTGGCGACCAAACCCTAGGCAGGAGTTTGCTAAGCAAGTGGCTACAGAGTATAGATTACCTAGAGCCGAAAGATACGATATTGTCAGTAGAGACTTTGACAATAAAGTTGAAGTAATCGGGTATGTTCAAGACCCAACTAAAGATATGAATGACTTTAGAGGTCGTGAGATGTTGTTCCCGAAGAGATGGGTCACCTTAGGTGTTTTTGCAAATACACTTAAAGTGTCCTCTTAATGTCTAAACATTACACAAATGTTTTATGTCAAGGCAACTACATACTTTATCGTGGCGTCAACAACGGCAAGAAAGTAAAAGGTAAAGTAAGTTATTCGCCTAGTTTGTTTCTCAGGTCTAAAGGCTCAAAGAGTGATTGGCACGGTATTCACGGTGAGTCTTTAGATGCAATGAGATTTGAGTCCATTCGGGCTGCAAAAGATTTCCAAAGAAAATATAAAGATGTAGATAACTTTGATATCTATGGTATGGATCGTTTTGAGTATGCCTTCATTGCTGATGAGTTTAAAGGTCAGATAGAATGGGATATAAAGAACATTAATATATCATTCATAGATATAGAGGTCAGTTCAGAGTATGGTTTTCCTGACCCATACGAGGCACGGGCACCAATCACAGCTATTTGTATTCGTGAGTTAAATGGTAACTCAGTTGTATTTGGCTGTGGTGATTATGATTGTCCAGAAAATGTTAGATACATCAAGTGTGCTGAAGAAAAAGATTTGTGCAAACAATTTCTAAGACATTGGCAACAAGATTATCCTGATATCATTTCTGGTTGGAACACAAACTTTTTTGATATACCTTATATTATCAATCGTTTTCGTATGTTATTTGGTGAAGAGTATGCAAAAAAACTTTCGCCTTGGAATAATATATGGGAAAGAAAAGTTGTCCTAAATGGTCGTGAATTAATCTCATATCATTTATCAGGTATCAACTCACTTGATTATATTGAACTTTACAAATGGTATGCACCAGGTGGTAAGTCTCAAGAATCATACAAGTTAGATGCAATTGCAAACGTAGAACTCGGTGAAAGAAAGTTATCATATGACGAATATGATAGCCTTCATAATCTTTACCAAGAGAACTACCAAAAGTTTATTGATTACAACATCAAAGACGTTGACTTACTTTTGAAACTAGAAGATAAGTTGAAGTTGATTGAAATGGCAATCACTCTGGCTTATGATACAAAGTCCAACTTTGAAGATGTATTTGCACAAACTAGAATGTGGGACTCTTTGATATACAACCATCTACTACCAAAAAATATTATTGTACCACCAAAAAGATTTCAAAAGAAATCATCGGCATTTGAAGGTGCTTATGTAAAAGAACCTCAGGTTGGTATGCACGACTGGGTCGCATCATTTGACTTGAACAGTTTGTATCCGCATCTATTGATTATGTACAACATTAGTCCAGAAACGATTGTAAGTAGTGAAGATTATACCGAAGATATGCAAAAAGTATTACTTGGTGATAAGGTAAATGTTGAGTCATTACTTGAACAGAAAATAGATACTCAACACCTAAATAATGTAACCCTTACACCAAATGGCCAGTTTTTTAGAACTGATGTTCAAGGTTTCTTACCAAGAATGATGGAAGAAATGTATGAAGATCGTAAAAAGTTTAAGAAACAAATGATACAGGCACAAAAAGATTATGAAAAGAAACCAAGTAAGGACTTAGAGAACTTAATATCAAAATTAAATAATCTTCAACTTGCAAAAAAAGTTTCTCTAAACTCCGCTTATGGTGCGTTAGGGTCGCAATACTTTAGATTCTATGATCTAAGACAGGCACTTGCGGTTACATTGGCAGGTCAACTTTCTATTCGTTGG